TCACCTCCCCAGAAGATCCAACAGCCTTTCCTTTTCGGCCTTATCCTCGACACTTTCTGCCGCATGGATTTTAATAACGGCAGCGTTCTCGCGGGCAAATTCCTGCTCGGATTTGTCCAGCATTTTACCGCGTGCTCGCTTGTTTCTGATGTTCACCACCTGCGCAAACAGGCCATCGCCGATGCCATGAAATGCACCGAGAAATTCCCACCAGTGCAAATACCCGCATCGGCGGCAGCTATACCCCAGCACTTTGTCCACAGCGGGTGCGATCAGAGCAGCATCCTGCTCCCAATCCACCAGCCGGGGGCGGAAGCCTTGCTGCTCATCCTCTTTTCCCTCGTTGATAAAAGTAAAAGCCGCCCGAAGCGCAGCGTTTGCGTCGGGCAGCTCTTTCCAGCGGGGATATAGAATTTGCAGGCAGGCAACGTACTGCTCCTGCTGTGTCAGGTCGGGGTCAGTCAGCGCAGCCAGTGCATCCAGTACGGCGCGAAAATCCGAGCGGATCGCAAAGCTGCTCCCGGCCACCATGACGGTGGTGGGTAATTCCCATGCACTCATGCCTGCTGACCGGGGGCAAGCCCCTTGCTGAAGTCGGCATAGACGGCGGTGTGCTTTTTGAGTCGCGCTTCGGCGGCAGCGATTCCGGCCTTGTGCGCTTCCTCCACCAGAGGGGCAACAGCTTCCAGCACCTTTTCAAAGACAAAAGCACCGTCATCGGCAAGAGCCAGCGCCGAAAGTCCGCCAAAGAAAACCGAGGACACATCACTGCCAAACACCTTGTTCAGTTCAGCCTTGATGGTCGTATCCATTGCGAGAATCTTTTCGGGTGTCATGTCCTGCTTGGCCTGCTCCGCCAGTTCTGCGATGGCATTGCGTGCCGAGACGAAGCGCCCGGAAATGCCGATGTCGGCAGGGTTGATTTTGATGACGCCCAGCAGTGTGCCGTCAGCGTCTTTCACGTCATAGCTTTTGACGCCGCGATCAATAACCAGTTCCATGATGGCTGCTCCTTTCATGCCTCGGCGGTGAATGCCTTGGTGGTGGGGTTGAACGTGCCTTTGGTTTTAACGCCAGTATAATGCACGTTGAACGGAATCTGATAACCTGTGGTGTCACCGCCGTAGCTGCTGACCTCGATGTAGCACTCTTCCCGCACCGCAGGGAACGCGCCGCTGCTCTGGGCGTCCCACAGCTTGACTTCCACGATGTCGGTTTTCAGATCATCCAGAACCAGATCGTTGTCGATAATGCTCTGCAGCTTCTCAAACAGCGGGTCGCCTTTCTCGGCGTAGTAGGGGCTGACCTCGCCCTGCTTCTGGTAGCTGTCGATGCTGACAGTCTCGTTGCCGAGAATGTTGGTTTTCTTTTCGACGTTGGCGGACAACTCCGGGGAGTATTCCTCCAAATCTTTGCCCAGCCGCACATAGCTGGCCGTGCCATCATCTGCGGCAAAGGTTGCATTCAGATAATGCGCCATGTATTTGCGTTCGATTTTCATGCAAAATCCTCCGATTCATAGGTTTTTGTGTAGCGCAGGCTCAGCACAACCATATAAGTCGCCGTGCCTTCGGCCTCCGCTTCGTACAGTACGCCGTTCTGGGCGCGGGCGATGACAGGCTCTTCGGCGTCGCCAAAGTTCGGAGCAAGGCCGTGGGCACTCTGCTCCTGCACCCAATGCTGGAAGCCGTTGACCCAATCTGCGTTGATCTTCGCGCCCTCATCATCGCCTGCACTTTTGGCAAAAGTAAAGTACAGACCGAAGTTGCTCTGATTTGTGACGCAGACTGCGCCCGTGATATAGGTGCTGCGTTCAATTTCCTGCAGCCCCTGCGGGAAGACTGCGCCGCAGCTGGGCACTTGGTCGGTGTAGTCGACATGCCAATCTTTTAAGATGTCATGCCCCTCATAGGTGCGCAGCCATGTGATGACCTGCTCAAGTTCACTCATTCGCCAGACCTCTTTCCAATATAGCGTTCCAGATCGGCAGCCAGCGCATCACCCTCGGCAGCCACAAGCGCACGATCCCAATGCCCTCCGGCAAGGGGATTCTTTGTTTTTGTATAGTTCAGCGGTTTCCCGCTGCGGCTCACGTCGTTATACAGATAAACCGCCTGCGGCTCTTCGGTGACGATCTCCGGCACGCGGGGGTCGGTCTGGGCGACGGTCAGCTTGATGGTCGCGCCTGTACGGTAGGGCATATACTTCTGGACGCGCCGCAGCACATTCTTAGTGTGGAACATTTGCGCATCGCCCTGTTCATCCAGTCCCACTTCCTGCAAAATCTCTTCTGCGGCGGGAAAATCCAGCGTGACCCTCATTGCTTACCGCCTGCCTCCACATGGTACAGAACATTGCGGCAGCCCATGTCCCGCACCCAGTCTGCCGTAACAACACCGGGGCGGTTGGCCGGGACGAAGCTGCCCCACTGTTCGCGGGTGGTGATTTCTTCCCCAACGCCCTCCACAATGCGATCCCCGCATTCCAGCACATACACGCCGGGGATGCCGTTAAAAAGGGCGGGGGCAACCCGCCGCGCATTTTTGTTGGGAATCACCAGCAAAAATTCGTCACAGGATTTGCCCCCGCTTTTATCAACGGTCTGCACGGTTTTACGCTCAAAGTACGCGCCATGAATTACGCAGCGCGTCACCCGGAAGGGATTATAACACGCATGGTACACGGTAACGGTCTGGCGGCACAGGTCATAGATCGGCGAACGAAGCGCTCCCTCATACCGCATCAGCTGCACCCCCTGTACACATCAGCATACAAGCACAGAATGCGATAGTATTCTGCCGCCTGTGCCTTGGGTGTCGCATCAATGGCTGCTGCCGTGTTGGCGGTGTAGCTTTCGCTTACGCTGCCAATCGTAACGCTGGCCGGAGCAGCCACAGCGCCGCTCTGCACATCGGCAAACCTGCGCTGTGCGTCAGCAATGGCACATACAGCTGTGTCGCGGGCGCTGTCGGTGGGATATCCCACGCGGTACAGCCGCTCATATCTCTGGATCAGCGCGTCAGCGTCAGCATAAGCGGTCCGCCACTCGTCCGGCTGGATAGCCTTGCCGCCATATTTACAGACGTAAAACTCGTAACTCGTCATGGTTTTACTCCTTGGCCGCTGCCCTCTTCGTGCGCTTGGCAGGCTTTTCTTCTGCCGCCGTGTCCGTCACTTCGGGGAACGGCAGTTCCACCGCCGCCTCGGCAGGCGGAGCATTGTCCGGCACAGGCTGCGCGTTGACCGCGGGGGTCGGCTCGGCGGCGGGCGGGATGTATCCGATAATAGCCATAGTAAATCCTCCTTACGCCTTGTCGTGGCTGAAGTACATGCCAGACAGCATATTCTTGTATGCCTTGGCGATGCCCACCATGCGATAGCCGAAGACGTAGGCATCCGCGTCCGGGTTGTTTTCCGGGGCGATGATCTTCGGCGCGGCGTGCTTCGTATACTGGATGAGCGCATCCTTCTGGACGATGGCGAAGTTGATGTTGGCCGCGCCGGCTGCCTTCGTGTAACCGCCGGCTTCCTCCCCGGTCTTGCCGGAAAGCTGCTTGATGGCCGTGTAGAAGCGGCGCTGGGGAACCTTGATGACCTGCTCGAAGCCTTCCAGAACCTTCTTGCTCTTCGTGGTGTCCATATCGTTGATGCCCTGCAGCAGCGTCGGCGTGATGAACAGGTAGCGCCCGGTGGCGGTGACTTCCTCATCGTCCATGGCCGTCACGGCAGCACTCAGCGCCGCAACGGTGGCCGCGCCATCGGCAAGCGTCTCTTCCTTCTTCGTGACGCCGCTGATGCCACAGTAGGACGCAAAGCGGAAAGCGTCCAGTTCGGGCACAACCTTGTCACGGATGAACTGAGCGGACAGACGGCCAAAGGCAAGGCCAGCGGTTTCCAGATCGTCCATGACGTCCACATCAAAGCGGCGGCCACGGTCAAAGTTGCACTTGACCGTCTCATTCGTCATGGTGACGCCGCCCTGCACATAACCGCCGTTGCGGCTGTAGTCGGCCAGACCGTCCATGCTCATCATGGGGATGATGAGTTCGTTGGCGTTCGCGCCCTGCTTGGCGAGTTCGGGCGCACCGTCCAGCACGCTCGTAAGCGAGGCCAGTCGGTAGCACTCATCCAGCTTGGGGACAAAAGATTTTGCGAGTTCGATAGTGTTGCTCATAGGTTTTGCTCCTTATCTTATTCCATCGGCAGGCCCATTGCTTTGCGCAGGGCACTGTCAGAATTGTCGGTGGTCATGGCGGTGCGGCCCGTGCCTGCAGCATAGGGCGGCGGAGTTTCCTCGGTGTCGAACATATAGCCGCTGTCCTTCTGCAGCGCGGCCAGCGCGGCGGGAATGTCCTTGTCGGGGTCTTCGCTGCCGCGCAGGGCGTCCAGATCGAGCAGGGCACGGATGGCCTTGCCGCTGCGCCCATGCGCGGCAGCAATAGCGGAATCCAGCTTTGCATCAAACTGTACCGCCGCAACGCGGGCGTCCGCATCCTTTTCGGCCTGCTCCGCCTTGGCCTGCCATTCCTCGGCGCTCTTGCGCAGGCCGTCGATGTCGGTGTCCTTGTACTCGGCCAGCGCCTTGTTGGCGTCGGCCAAAGCCTCTGCCGCTGTACGCTGGGCGTCCTTGGCCGCGTCGTAGTCGGCCTTGGCGACAAAGCCCTTGTTGATCTCGGCGGCGATCTTGTTGTCGATTTCCTCATTGTACCCATCACCGAGGATGGGTTTCAGCCAGTCAAGCATAGGTGATCTCCTTCGTCTGTGTTGTCTGTGTCGCTATCGTCCTGCGCTTCATCGGCGCGGGAGCAGCTTCCTTCGGGTGGGATTTCGGGCTCAGAGTGATATCCCTGCAGCCGATCCCTCGGCAGATGCGGGTGCGGATCGGGCCGCAGATGCGGCGCGTGGTACTTGCCAACCCTGTGCGGCTGCGGGTGTGAGACGATCCGCTTGTTTTTCCTGACACGGAGCACGGGGCCGAAGGACTCCCAAAGCTGCCGCATAAAGAAATCAAACGCACGCTGTGGGTCGGCATAACAGGTTGTGTCATAGGTAATACAGAACATAAAGCACCTCTTGCATAATTTTGGGCACGAAAAAAGCACCGCTTTAAAAGCGGTGCAAATGGCGTTTATACAGTGTTTAAAGGGGCTTTGCTTTTTTGAACAGTTCCTTGAGGAAAGCGTCGTGCTCCGCTTCCAGTTCGGCCAGCGGGCGCGGTGGGGGCTTGCTGGGGTCAAAGGCGATGCGCTCATCTTCCGCCGTCCAGTTGCCTGTTGCTTTAAGCAGATAGATGGAATCCGTAGTGGCGCTGCGGTCTGGGTCAGGTGTCCAGTCGAAAAAATCCGGCTCAGGATCATCCTCAGTATAAGGCCAGCCTCGCGTAAGGTCTGCTCGCCACTTTGCGATTTCTTCTGGAGTCGGAGGGTTATCTTGAAAATATGAGCCCATACTTAGCACCATCCCTTCGTAGTTCTTCAGCAAACGCAATACGCTGCGCAAGCGCATCTTCGATTTTGCCGGATTCACCTTTATAAAGAGGATATTTCTTTTTTAAAGCCTTAAACCAGCCCTCGGCATTCTTTTGGGAATAGCCAAACACCTTCTCACAGGTAAACAGCGCTCCGGCATTGCCGACAGCGCCGATGCCCTGCATTTGAGGACGCTTGATAAGCTGCTGTATATCCTCTGGGCTAAGTATACCATTGCTGGGATGGTTATGTAAAGAGTAGTAGGGTACTTGTATCTCCGGGGGCTTGACCTTCATACTGTTCTGCCCGCCCACATAGTAGCCTGTGCATTTACCGTCTTTGGTGAAGTTCACGACAGCCTCTGTGCCGACTTCCAGCCCCTGCACCTTTTTCAGCACGCCTCTGGCGTATTCCTGCGCCAGACCGTTGACCTTGTTGGAAACGCCTTGAAAGAACGGCTTCGGCACAGCCCGGATGCGTTCATCCGTGACGCTGTACAGTTTGTGCCCTGCGATTTCTACGTCCCGAAGTTGCTCCGGCGCAGCCTTTTTGTAGGCCCACACGGCCCGGTTGGACCGGCTGCGGCCAAACCCGGCCACCTGCAGGCGTTCGCTGCGAGTGGGCAGACCCACGGCCTTGCAGAATCTCGCATACTCGGCCTGCACGACCCGCAGCTTGATTTGATGCTTCTGCAGATCGGGGCTTTCGGTTTCTTCGTCGGCCAGAATCTGGCGCTTGATGAGCCGGATGCCGTTTTCGATGCGGCTCTGCTCCTGCCCGGCCTCGTACAAGGTGTACCGGTAGCCATTGTACACAACGCCGCGCTCGTTGTCATCCTTGAATTTTTGAAGCTGGGCTTCGGTGTACTGCGGCGCGTTCACGCCTAAAATGATGGGATTTGCCGTGTGCCCGCAGTTCAGGTGTCCGATGCGGCGCTGCAGGCTGTTGTTCAGTTTTTCAAATTCAGCGTCGCCGTACTGCCGCCCCTGTATCGGCTCATGGTCGGGGGCGCAGGCGGCGTGGGCACTGATTTCCCAGCCGTCGCACCCCAGCGCGTCATGGTCGGCGCGCTGGATTTCATCGTCCAACTGACCGAGTTGATCCATGATATACCGCCTGCAGGCGTATTCAATACCGACGCTGCGCCCGCTCTTTTGCTCAATGGTGCGCAGGCCGCGCTTCGCCAGTGGCGTCACGGCGCGGCGGATGGCCGTGTTCAAGTCCAGTGTACCTGTGGCAACCTGCCGGAAAGCAAAATCCATTGCGCGGGCGTAGGCTGTCTGCAACGGCTGCGCCTTGCCCTCCGGCGTATCGGCCCACAGGTCACGCAGCAGTTCGCGGGTCTTGCTCTGGGTCATGCGGGTGTAAGCTTCGGTCATCCGCTTTAGGCTGCCGTTTTCATCAAGGCTCAGGCTCTTGTCAGCCACATATTCAAACAGGCTGGCGATGACTTCCTCGCTGATGCCGATCTGCTTCGAGACTGCCTGCTCAATGGCCTTCTTGCTTTCGCCCAATGCCTGCGCCCGATAAAGCTGGTATTCGGCAGTGTCAGTGATAGCCCCGGCCTTCTGCACGCGCCTGCTGATGTCCTTGATAAGTTCGTCGATGCAGGGCTGCGTCATGGCAAGAGCGGCATCACTCAAGCCCGCACGCTGCTCAGCGGTCATGCGGTATCACCTCAACCTTCAAGGTCTTTCAACTCCGGCATATAGTTTTTGCGGATTTCGGCAAGGTCAGCTTCCGTCTCGGCGGGCAGGTCAATGCTCTGGACGCACACGCAAGGCTCCCCGTCGTCTAACAGCAGGCAGTTCCCCTCGTCGTAGTTACAGCACTCATGCACAAGGCGGCGGGCTGCCTGGTGCTGGCGGTAGTCCATGCGGGACGGCTTATCGTTCATGGCTCTGCTCCTTTCTGCGGTGCGGCTCTTCCCGGCGCAAAATCTGGTCGATGTTCCGCTTGACGGTCTGCAACTCCCTGAACCGCTGCTTCTGTTCGTGATAGGTGTTGTACAGGCCGTCTTTCTCGGAGATAAGCTGCTCGATCTCGGCCTGCAACGCTTTTCGGCCGGGCAGCTTGGTAAGCCCCTGTGCCTTGAAATACCGGGCGGCGGCTTCGGCTATGATAAAATCGCTCTCGTTTGCCTGGCGGTATGCGGCGCGGGCTTTCTCGGATTTCTGCGCTTTCAGCCCCTCGCGGATGGGCTTGGTCTTGGCATAGGCAAGTACCTGTTGCCGCAACTCCCTTTTCCCTTGCAGCTTCGTTTCCAGTGCTTTCAGTTCGCCGCTGGTCTGGCGCATTTCCTGATAGGCGGTAGCAACGGCGGCTTCAAGCTGTTCCGGGGAAGAAAAGCCGTACTGTTGGTAGATGGTCAGGGTCTTGGCGGCCTGTTTCAGATTGTGTATCTTCGCCCATCGTTCATAGCCTTTGCCCTTGCCCTCGGCCATCTTCTGCTCAATGTCCACAAGCCGCTGCACACTGTCCTGTCTGGGGTCGATTTTCCCTGTCTTTTCGCCCTGTAAGCGGCCTTTCCCGGCGTGTAGGTATTCGGGTATGGCTGCGGTCTGTTCGGCGGCTCTGGCGGCTTGGTGCTGCGGGGTGTAGCGAACCGTTACGCCCCTCTGGGCGTTCTGCTCCAAAACGGCAAGGACGGCGGTGCGGTCAAAGTCGCCGCCCAGCTTCCGGGCGGTGATAGGCTTCGTCCTGTCTGGCGTGAGGTAGGACAGCCGCCCCCGGCTCTCCTTGACGGTCACACCCTCCCGCAACAGCAGAGAGGAAAACTCGTCAAAGCTGGCAGCGGTGGCAAGGGCTTTCCGTAGGGTCTGCCGCAGCTTCTCCTTGTTCGTTTCAAACTTGGTCTGCCGGGGCGTGATACCGCCTGCAATCATGGGGGCGTTCTGCTTGTCCAGTGCGGCCTGTCCCTTTTTCTGCGCCCAATATTCCCGGTCTGTGACACGGTTCTTGCTGCCGTTCAAGAGGTCGATTTGGTAAAGTCCTTCCCGGTGGCACATCTCCATGACCTCGGACTTGAAGTAGCGTAGGGCTGCGTCGGTGCAGCGGTGCTTGCACCCGGCTTTCGTGTCCGCTGGCCTGTCCATGTAGGGCAGGAACGGCACTTCCTCTATCCGCAGGCTGTTAATGACGATATGCACATGGATGTTGCCGCTGTGGTTATGCCCGTCCGGGTGGGTGCAGACAAGGGCCTGATGGCCGGGGAAATGCTCTTTACAGAATTGCTCCCCCAACGCCTGCGCCCGGTCTACGGTCAGGCCGTTGTCCGGCCCGTCCCGTGGGTCAAAGCTGATGATATAGTGGTGGCTTTTCACATCCTCCCGCCGCTGATTTTTCTCATAGCGGAGATTGGAGCGCATACACGCAACGGCAAAATCCTCGCCGCCGCAGTTCAGCGTGGACAAGCGATAATCCTCACGGGGGATAAGCCTGCCGTTTTCATCAAGGACGGGCTTCATAGTAAATTCGTCATACGAACATCAAGCCCTTTCTCCGCAAACTTGGCGTTGCATAGCTCCGCCCATGTCTGCCGCCAGTATTCCAGCGTTTCGGGACTGCCCCAGTC